GAAAGACCAATACATTCCTTCTGCTCCACAGTTTGTTGGGGTTTTTAGCCTTGCTTTGGTTGGTGCTTCTGCACCATTGGTACTTCAGCTTGTCCGTCCAATAGTTAAGCAAGTCGTTACCAAATTGACTAAAAAGAAGGTAAAATAATAATCCGTAGATGAGTTTAATACCCGTGACTTATCTACTGGGCTATTTTGTGAGTATGTGGGATAACTTGATTTGGTGGAATATTGACAACAATATCTTCACAGGTAACAGCACTAGGAGTATTAGGTTTAAATGTAACTCCATCTTTTGCCATTTTTGAGCACATCTCCAAACGATAGAGACTAATTTCCATCTTAGTTTTCTTTATTAGTAGCCTCTGTGCTTCAATATTTACTTGGGTCGCTTCATGGCAAAGTGCTGGTGACTTACCTAATGGAATATTAAATTGAGCAGATATTCCATAATTTAGATTGAAATTATCTTTTTCAAATCTAGGTATTTCTGAATAATATTTTACCTCTCCAGTATCCTCATCATAGATTGGTGTTCTAGTAACAGTTTCTCTAGGTAAGGCAAAAGACCAACTATCTGTTACATAAGGTGTAATCGTAAGACTTGGAGATGCACAAACTATACCTTGACTCATTTTGTAAGATGGCATAGCTGAAGGGGTTATCATGGTAGCATTATTGTTAACAACTCCTTGGGCATTACTTGAAGGCGATGCAACTGTAGTATTTGCAAGAGTTTTGACAGGGCAAAGAAATAAAGCTATTGCCCAAATGTAGTTGTAGTTTCTGTTGTTGTGCTTGTTGTTATTTGACGAGTTATGGAAGTTACTGTGTCTAATCCTGGAGTTATTAGTGTTTCTTGAAGAGAGAAAGCTGCTCCATTGTTTACAATTCCCCAACGAGGTATAGCTTCTAAGTTTGGTGAAGTCCAATGAAAGTTTACTCCCCCAACTGTTTGTTCATTCGTAGTCGTAGGAGTAGGGTTGATATATCCCGTTTCAGATTCGATATTATGTCCTGATGCTGAGTATGAGTATCCTGTCCGATATTGATGGCTCGTGATTGTTTCATTAATTATTGACTCTGAAGTGCTTGAAGTCTGACTCGAACCCGAACGAAATTGTGGCACAACAGGTACAGCAAGGGTTCTTACTGGTAATACTAATAAAACTAGCAGCCAAAGTCTAGTCAATCGTAATAGTAACTTTAGTAGATCCTATGCAGCTTGTACCTGATCCACCAGCAGTACAAGTATGAACTCCAGAACTTAATGAAGTAAGAGCAAGGTTTCCTGCTGTACCACCTGATCCTATTGTTGTTTGTCCACCTAATACTGGTAATGCTGCAATGCCCGAACTAGGTGTTACGGCAGATGGTGTAGCGTCACCCATTATTACGGATTCTGTTTTGCTGAAGGCAGATCCCGATGTTGTTACTGTAGTGTCTGTCTGAATCATAGCTGGCACTCCGTTACTGAGGCTGCCAACATTGATCCCCCCTATCTTTCCTGCTGTTGTGGTATCTCCTACGGTAACAGATGGGGTAATATTATTTCCGCTAAGACTATATGTAGTTCCTACCTTATTGGTTACTACATAAGGCATATCAACTGTTATCTGTGCTGAAGTAACAAACTCCTGTTTTATATCAGCAAAGGCAGCCGATGGAAATAATAAAAGTAAAGCGAATAATTTTTTCATTTGATACCTACTTTGTTGTTTTTATTATCTACTATAGTATCTTTTTTCTTTTTTATCTGAAAGCCTAGTGATGCTGTACTCGCTGAAAAAATCGAAGCAATAAATGTCGGGTCAAAATCTACTATTTTTTTGCCAGATGGCGGTTCATAGTATGAAAGGGATAAAAGTGTTGCCGACCACAAAAGCACGCTAGTTTCGACTTTACTAGGCTCTTGATCTTCCATAAAAGTTAAGATTCTTGTCCAATACTAGCATTTTAGCTATGTTTGGGAAGTAACACATATTTTTTCCATGTATAAGATTTTAAAACCAATCTTAATGACCTTTTTAACGACAACTGCTGTTAAAAGATTGGTCGTAGATTTACTTAAATCAATCGCAAAACAAACAACCAATACTTTGGATGATAAAGCAGTTGAAATTTTAGAAAAACAACTTTTTCCTCCAGCATGAAAATTACTAAATTTCTCAACATAAATATCGAACCAGCACCTCCAGAATTGGAATTAGAAATCGAAATGCAGTGTAGAGAGATTATGAAATCTGACAATTTAACTGATATAAAAAGATATTGCACTTACATGGTCAGAAAAAAGTTTGACCAAGATATTTTTATGGCCTCACTGCTAAATAGATTGATCGAACTAGAAGCTAATCGTGTTGTAGCAGAAATGAGAAAAGAAAAGCCTAAATCTAGGAATCCTTTGAAAAAGTTTTTTCGTATTCGTTAAGATATTTTCTTTCAAAATCTTTAACTACCATAGAGTCAGTCTTATCAATCTCAAAATTAAACTTTAAAATTGCCGTGCGAATATGTTCTGAAACCCAACCGCCTTGTTTTGAAACAACTTGAGCTTTGTTGCGGTCATTAATAAAAATATAATGGTCATAACCTTTTAGTTCTACATCTAAAAGATTTTTTTCTAAGTCTTTACGTCTTATTTCTTTTAATTTTCTTAGTTTTTTAGAATCACTCATTTTTTTTCTTGATTGAATTAAGAATCCTAGAAAGTGCTCTACCTTGTAATCGGTTTTGAATTGCTCTATTCCAGTTTTCTTGATCTTTTTTCAA